CTCAAAATATCAATTTACTTAAAGATAGAAAGTATCTAAGAAAAGAACAGTTCAGTTTCTGGAAAGGAGTTGTTCGTAATCCAGAAGCATTTGTTAGTCCAGAAGTAGTTTATCGTGCTTTATATCCAAACAAAAGGAAATTTTAATGATTCAAACTAGTCCTACATTATTTACTTTGTTACAAACCAGTAGTGAATTTATCATGGCTGACCTCATCACTATAATTACTAACACAGGCAATACTCTTCGTTATACTTCAACTAGTTTTGATCTAATTCTTCCAGGATTTAATCTACTTCCAGGAAATATTGGATATCAGACAGTAACATCTTCATTTGCCGGTATAACATTAGGCACAACTAGTTTTGATCAATCTACTTTCTATATGTCAAATCCAACATGGCAATGCACGACTTCTGCGACTTCTGGACAAGGAATATTAACAAATGGTATATCTCTATTACCTAACACAAAATATCTAGCCACAGGGCTTATTTTGGCTCCTAAAGGTGCATCTATGAATTTGGTTGCTGGTGATAGTACTTATAACGGAGAAACTTCTTTTACAGCAACTGGTATTTGGGAACAAATTATAGTAACATTTACTACAGGAACATCACCGATGGTTGATGCAATTGTTGGATTTGTAACCAATTCTGCAACAGCAACAACTTTTAATATTGCTAATTTACAAATAATGGAAGCAGAAGTTCCTTATTCGTCTACAATGCGTACAAGTCGTGGACCTATAAAAGTTCAAACAGGAACAGAAGTTGATTCTTTAGATATTACTTTTTATCCTAGAAATACCGACGTGATTGGAACTGCACAATTTTTAACAGCTATTAGAACTGGTGCTTTAGATAATGCTATTTTTGGTTTAGAAAGAGCTTTCTTTGCTCCTATAGATTGGAATGCTTATCTAGCTAATATTACTGGTCCTCCTGTTCCTACATATGTAGATAAAATTTGTCGTTTTAAAGGTTTTGTGTGTGAAATAGATGATTGGAGTGCAACCGAAGTTCCAGTGACTGTTAAAAGTGCTCTGATGCTTCTTGATTTGGATTTGCCTAGAGCTATATATCAATCACAATGCAGAAATACTCTTTTTGATTCTGGTTGTAAATTATTACAAAGTAATTATGCTGTTAATGTGAATGCACAACAATTTTCTACACCAAACGCTCTCTGGATAACACCACAAAATAAAAACGCAAGCGCAACAGGATTGTTTGAACATGTTTATGTTGGTACTGGAGATGGAAGTAGTACTGATTTTTCTATTACTCTTCAATATGTTCCTACAGGATGTCAAGCTCTTTATTTTAATCTTGGTAATGGTCCAAGTACTACTTTAACAGTTACTGACTATAATACTGATTCTTCAATTCCTTTTACTTTTAATGAAACATACGAAGTTACTATATCAGAAACTTCTGTAGATATTAGTTTTCCTGTTGCTCCAACACAAGGAACTGTTATTACAGCAGATTTTCCATATACAGTATCAGGATATTATGATCTTGGAACAGTAGTAAGTACAAACGGAGCTAATATTGGATTCGTTAGAACCATAAAACAATATCAACCGTTTGCTGGAAATGGAACTTTTGATATATTACAATTTGCTTTAGCATTTCCTTATCCTATTGCTGTTGGCGATAATTTTACAATATTTGCCGGATGTGATAAAATTATGAGTACATGTTCTAATAAATTCAACAATATCATAAATTTTGCTGGAGAACCTTTTATACCATGCCCCGAAACCGCAGCCTAAATAATATCAAGTATTTAGAAGTTTAATTGATAATAAATATCAAAAATAAAAGGAGATATCAATGACCGAACAAGAACATCGTCAAAAAGTTGTTGATATAGCAAAATCATATTTAAAAACTCCGTTCCATATGGGAGGTCGTATTAAAGGAGTAGGAGTTGATTGTGTAACTATGTTGCTGAATGTTTTTGAAGAAGCAGAATTGTTACCACATATAGAGTTACCAAATTTTAAGATCGATTTCCATTTACACCGTTCAACAGAATTTTATCTTGAAGGAGTAATGAAATATTGTCATAAAATAGAACTTTTAGAAGTTCAACCAGGAGATATTCTTTTATTTAAAACAGGTAGAATAGTTTCTCATGGTGCTTTAGTTGTTGATTTTCCAAAACTTATTCATGTTATAAATTTACATGGTTGTACATATGTTGATTTTAATGAAATTTCTTTGAAAAACAGATTCAATTCAGCATGGTGTTTTGATTTTGATAAATAGTATAGGAGAAATATTGTTATGATGGGTTCAAGTTCAAACCAAGGTCAAGCACCTACAGTTTATGCAGGAGTTAGAGTACAGTCTTCTGTATTCGGAAAAGCTATAGCTTTAGTATACGGAACTGCCAGAACTTCTTGTAACCTAATATGGTGGGGAAATTTTAAAGCTATCCAACAGAATAGCTCTGGAGGAAAATAATAGATGTTTGGTTCAAATTCAAATTCTGAATATTTATATTATGCTGCTGTTGCTGCTGGAATATGTCATGGTCCTATAGCTGGTGTAGCTAAAATGTGGAAAGATAAAGACCTTACACATCTAACTAATGTTCAATTATCGGCAGACTGTACTCTAGGAATCGATCCTCAGTCTCCCTGGACGTTTTTAGAGACAAACCATCCAACACAAGCATTAAATTATAATGGAATTGCGTATTTCAGATCACCACAAATGGCTTTAGATTCTGGTGCGAGTCTTCCAAATTTAAGTTTTGAAATATATGGTATTGGAATCAATCAGATAAATTCTTCACAACAAACAGTTACAAATACTGCTTCTGTTGTAAATCCTATTTGGTTTAATCCTACACAAGGTTCTTGGAATGGAAGTGCTTGGGTTGCAGAACAATTTGGAGGATTTTATTATCTTGAACTAAATCCAACAGGATCGTTACAAGGTGTTAAAAATATCAGTGGACTGGTGATAACATTTACTGGTCCTTCTACTTTGAATATGAATATGTTAGTTCCTGATCAGATTTTAACTCCTAATGGACTAACCAATAAAGTGTTCATATTAACTTCTGGAGTATCAACTCCTTATACCTATACCTATGATATTTCTGAAATATTAAACAATTCAGATTCTTATCCTTCTTTTCAAATGGTTTCACCTTCTCCGTTTACAGTAACTAATATTCAGGTACAAAGTGTTATTTCTATAACAGGAGGATCGTTTAGAACTAAATATGGAACCCAGGATGCGTGTCCTACAGATATTCTAACAGATTTATTGACCAATCCTATTTATGGAGTATATCCTTCTTTTCCACTTGCAGATTTTACTTGGTTTCAACAATGGTGTTTAGCTGCTAATTTGATGTTAAGTCCTGTATATGACGAGTGTAGATCAGGAGCATCAATATTAAACGATTTGATGGATTGTGTTCATGGAGAAATAGTTTGGTCTGGTGGACAACTAAACCTTCGTTCTTATGGAGATACGTTAACAGAAAGTATATTAGGACAATATAATCCAAACATAACACCTATTTATAGTCTAAATGATAATAATTTCATAGCAAAAGATGGCGATCCTCCTGTAAAATGTACTAGAATAAATACTGCCGATGCTCATAATGATATCTTTATCGAATTCTATAATAGAGCTAATGCATATAATACACAAACTATAGAAGTAAAAGATCAAGGTGATATTACAACTTTAGTGAATGGTATACAAAAAGGATCAAGACCTAAAAAATTGACTTGTCATGCTATTTGCGATTCTAATGTTGCAATGACTGTAGCTCAACATCAATTACAACGTGAATGTTATATCAGAAATACTTACAAGTTTACTTTAGGTTATCAGTATATATGCTTAGAACCTATGGATTTAATCGAAATTACTGATGTTAATACTCAACTATATAATATTCCTGTATTGATCAAATCCATAGAAGAAAACGAGAATGGAGAATTTGATATCGAAGCAGAAGAATATCCTTATGGTGTTAATTCTGTAGTTCAATATCCAGTGCAGAATCCTATCAATAAAGTTATTAACTACGACAGTCCTGCTCCTCCTGCAAATACTCCATTGTTCTTAGAACCAAATGAGCAGTTGTTAGATAGTCCTTCAAGTCTAGCTCTTTGGATTGCTATTTCTGGACCTGCTAATTATGGAGGATGTGAAGTTTGGGTATCTACAGATGGAAATTCTTATGTACAGTTTGGAAAAGTTATTACAAATGCTCGTATGGGAGTTACAACTTCTGCTTTAGGAATAATTACTGATCCTGATACTTCTGATACTCTTGGAGTAGATTTAAGTCAATCTAATGGAAGTTTGATGTCAGGAACAAAAGCAGATGCTGATGTATACAATACATTATGTTATTGTGGTGGAGAATTGATATCTTTTGAAACTGCTAAACTAACAGGAACAAATACATACAATCTTACATATTTAAGAAGAGGAGCATACGGAAGTACTATTCAAAATATCCCTGCTGGTTCACAGTTTGTTAGATTAGATGGTTCTGTTATAAAATATCCTTTTGTAAGTTCAAGAATCGGACAACAACTATGGTTTAAATTTCCTACGAAAAATGTCTATGGTGGTGGATTGCAAGATATTTCTACAGCTACTGCTTATACTTATACTCTACAAGGAACTGCTCTTACTACTCCTCCTGCTGATGTTACAAATTTGGTTTATAATTTTTCGTTAGCAGTAGCAACAATATCATGGAATCCTATTGTAGATACTAGAAATATAACATATCAAATACTTAAGGGTCCGACTCTTGCTACAGCTATTGTTGTAGGTACTACAAACACTACTTCTTTTACATCATTAGGAGATGGAACATATTATGTGAGAGCTTTAACAATATATGCAGAATCTACTAATCCTCCAAGTTTAGAAATTACAGGAAGCACTATTACTAATAATATTATTGAATCTTTTGATGAAGAATCAACAAATCCTCCGTGGAAAGGACAAAAAACTGGTGGTGCTGTTGTAGATCAGTCAGGTAGATTATGGTTAGCTAATACAAATGGAGTAATTACAAATACTTCCGGTACTTATTCTTCGTATCAACAAATTATACTTCCAGCTATACAAACAGTTCAAGCAACATTCAATTTAACTGCTGCTGGAGATAATCCCAATAACCTTGTTGCTGATTGGCCTAACTTTGCTGCTGTTTCAAATGTTGCTGGTAATTATACCGGTCAAACCAACGTTCAAGTACAAATTGCGTTGTCTCAAGACGGTACTACATGGGGAGCATGGCAAACATTTGTTCCTGGAAAATATACTGCTATGGGATTCAAAACTCAACTTATATTGACAACATCTAATACTTCATTAACACCAGAAGTTACAGAATTTGATTGGAGCGTAGATGTACCTGACCGTATCGATTCGCATTTACAAAATCTATCTACATCAAATCCAGGTACAGCTTTTACATGGACAATCCCTTTCAACGTCACACCTAACTGCCAAGTGGTTATTTTGAATAGTCAAGCTGGCGATTATGTAACATTCCCTGTAGCTGTAAATAGTACAGGAGGAACTATATTGATAAAAAATGCTGGTTCTGGTGTATCTCGAAACGTAGATATAATTGGAGCCGGATTTTAAAATAGGAGAATAAAATGTCACAATATCCAATTACGATAGCAAACGGTACGGGAGCGCAAGTTCTCACAGAACTCGACCAAGCTTTTATTGCATCAGTAACAATGCAAAGTGGATCAACTGTACCATCTACAACATATTCTTATATGTTTTGGTTAGATACAGCAACAACACCATCAACATTACGTATGATGAATGCTGCTAACAATGCTTTTGTTGCTGTTGGTACTATCGATCCTAATCTTGGTTTTATACCTTCAGGAACTCCAGCAAACGCAGGTAATGCTACAACTTTGAATGGTCAATTAGCAGCATTCTATGCTACTGCTGCTAATGCTACTTTGACAGGAATTCCTGTAGCACCTACAGCAGCAACTGCTACAAACACAACTCAAGTAGCAACAACTGCTTTTGTTCAAAATGTTGTAGCTAATATCAACTATTCATCTTTTGCTCCGCTTGCTTCTCCTGCCTTGTCTGGTATTCCTACTTGTCCTACTGCTGCTTCTGGAACTAACAATAATCAAATAGCATCAACATCTTTTGTTCAAACTGCTGTTGCTGTTTATAATAATTCTAATATTATACGTGGTTCAATATCAGGTGGGTCTGGTGCAAATACAATAATATATGGTGGAGGATTTGC